GATCTTGGGAAGCTCTCTCTCCGAGAGCAGCCTCAGTCATTCCTGAGAACCCTTTCGTAACCGAAACAACACCAACCATTAACTGATGACTACTGAAGTTAAACCGCGTAAAACTGGGGCAAGAAAAAAACCCAATAAAAAACTTGTGGGAAACGTCAAACCTAGAATTCATACGCCATTTCTCAAAGGCCCGTCTAAAGTTGACGAAGTTATAGAATTAGCTGAGAAAATTTCGATGCCCTTGCTCGAATGGCAGATTTTGATTTTGCGCGATATGTTGAGCGTGGATGCAGCTGGAGAATTCCGTAGAAAGACCCTTGGATTGCTAATAGCCCGGCAAAACGGGAAAACGCATCTAGCTCGTATGCTTATCCTTGCTCATCTATTCTTATGGGATACAAAGATGGTCATTGGTATGTCATCTAACCGAAATATGGCTCTTGATACATTTAGGCAGGTAGCTAACGCAATTGAGGACAATGACTTCTTAAAAGCGCAAGTTAAACAAATTAGATTTGCTAATGGACAGGAAAGCATTACAACACTTAAGGGAAATAGGTATCAGATAGTTGCGGCTACGCGTGATGGCTCGCGCGGGCTTTCGGCCGGATTTTTATTTATTGACGAATTACGCGAAATCACAGAAGAAGGCTGGAAAGCTGCAAGACCTACTACTAGAGCAACCGGTGGTCAGACATTAACGTGCAGCAACGCCGGTGATGCGTATTCCGTAGTGCTTAACGATTTACGCGAAAGAGCCTTGTCATATCCTTCACCTACACTTGGTTGGTATGAGTATTCAGCGCCGGCCCATTGCAAGGTTGATGACCGCAATGCTTGGGCTATGGCTAATCCTTCGCTTGGCACACTCATATCAGAAAGCACTCTGGAAGAAGCGGTAGCAACAAACCCAATTAACAACACCCGCACGGAAATGCTTTGTCAATGGGTTGACAGTATGACCAGCCCGTTCACAACACAGATGATTACCGATACAAGCGACTCAACTCTGCAAATTGCACCGGGCGGTAACATAGTATTTGCAATTGACGTATCTCCATCTAAACGTTCAGGCGCATTACTAGCTGGAAAACTAAATCAAGCTACTGGCAAGATTGAATTAGGTCTAATGCAGCTATGGACTTCAGACGTTGCTATTGATGATTTGAAGATGGCCTCGGATATTCACACTTGGGCATTAAAGTTTAAACCTAGAGTAATTATGTATGACAAATACGCCACAGCATCAATTGCTCAACGATTGCAACAAAGTGGCCACAAATTGGAAGATTGTTCAGGGCAATCGTTTTATCAGGCTTGCGGAGAAACTCTGGATGCGTTTGTCAATTTAAGAATAGTTCACTCCGGCCAAAAAGAGCTTACAGATTCTTGGTTTAGCGTGGGCGCAAAAACTAATGATGCTGGATGGCGTATCGTCAGACGTAAATCCGCAGGAGACGTTACAAGCGCGATTTGTAGCGCAATGATTGTCCATTACCTAAATAGGCCTCAATCAACACCTCAAATATATGTTTGATATATGTCTCACGATGTGAGATAATTTGCAAAATAGTGTAAGGTTGGTGTATGGGTTTATTCTCTCGCTTTAGCAAGCCAGCAATAATTGAAGCGCAATATGCTCCACCCGTAATGTCAGACGGTTATCAATACTCAATCCCATTTAATTTAACAGCAATAGACAGACTTTCAGCAATGTCAATTCCAGCTGTAAGTCGTTGTCGTAATTTAATTTGCAACACAATTGCTGCAATGGAATTATCTTTAGAATTAAAACGCACAGACGAAGAATTGCCTAAATTGCCTTGGATGGAACAACCATCTCACAATCAACCTTACGCAGTTACTATGGCGTATACCGTGGATTCATTATTATTTTATGCGACTGCCTATTGGGAAATTACAGAAGTCTACGCAGACAACGGATACCCTGCAAGATTTAACTGGGTTGCTAACTCTCGCGTAACTCCAAAATATAATAGCAACAGCACATTTATTGAAGGTTATTCTGTAGACGGTATTGCTCGACCAATGTCCGGCGTTGGAAGTTTAATTACATTCCAGAGCATGACCGATGGAATTCTTAATGTTGGAGCACGCACTTTGACTGCCGCTTTAGATTTGGATAAAGCTTCTTCCGTTGCTGCTGCAACTCCAATGCCTTCAGGTGTGTTAAAAAATAATGGAGCAGACTTAGGTGAATCAGAAGTCCAAGGTTTACTTGCAGCTTGGCGACAGGCTAGGTCTAACAGGTCAACGGCGTATTTGACTAGTTCGCTTGATTTCCAGCCAGCTTCATTCTCTCCAAAAGATATGATGTTAAACGAAGCCAAGCAATACATGGCTACAGAAATTGCGCGTTTGATGAATGTGCCTGCATATTACATTTCAGCTGATATGAATAACTCAATGACTTACGCTAACGTGCAAGACGAACGCCGTCAGTTTGTGTCTCTTTCTTTACAACCTTACATCTCTGCAATTGAAGCTCGTTTGTCAATGAATGACATAACTCCTTCAACACAATATATGTCTTTTGATTTAGACTCAGGTTTTTTACGCGCTAATCCAATGGAACGCTTAGCAGTAATTGAAAAAATGTTAAACCTTGGACTTATATCAGTTCAGGATGCAATGGCAATGGAAAATCTATCTCCGAATGGAAGTGCATCAAATGCAATTAACCTTTAGTAGTAATATCGAGTGCGACCAAGGTCGTAGACTTATTTCTGGCAAAATTGTTCCTTACGATGGCGAAGTTGGACAAACATCAGTAGGTAAAGTTGTATTTGAACGCGGTTCTATTCAACTTCCAGAACCTAGTAAATCTAAATTACTTTTAGAACACGATTTAAAAAAGCCAATTGGAAAAGCCGTTGCATTTAACGAAACAGCTGACGGCGTTTACGCATCATTCAAAGTATCCAACACTAGTCGCGGAACAGACTCACTAATCGAAGCATCAGACGGTCTTCGTTCAGGACTTAGTGTTGGAGTAGAAGTTTTGGCATCAGAACCACGTGACGGCGTGCTGTATGTCCAATCAGCTCGCTTATTCGAGACGAGCTTGGTTCAAGCTGCCGCTTTCGATTCAGCAGCAGTAACTAGCGTTGCAGCATCAGCGGCAGAAACCGAAGATGCAGCACTAACCGAAATCCCACAATCAGAAAGTGAGGCTATCTTGGATACAACTCCGGATACCGTAGCACCTGAGGCTGTAGTAGAAACCCCTGCGGTTGAAGCCTCACGCACAACAGTAACAGCAGCAATGTATACTGCACCACGCGTTAACCTAAACGTAACCGCTGGTCAAGTTGCAAAAGCTCAACTAGCTGCATCACGTGGCGACTCAGATGCTCGCGATTTAATCGCAGCACTACAAGTTGCAACAGTTGCAGAAAATACAGGTATGGTTCCACCTAACTACCTAAAAGATGTTATTGGAATTATTGACAATTCACGTCCATTCATTTCAAGCATTGAAACTGCACCACTTCCAGCATCAGGAATGAAAATCTTTACTCCTAAGCTAGGCGCACAAGCAACAGTTGCACTAACTGCAGAAGGTGCAGAATTCTCATCAACCGATACAGCCGTCACATTTCAGGAAGACACCGTGGTCAAGTTCGCGGGCGCTGGACGTCTCGATGTCGAGCTCGTTGACCGCAGCGACCCAAGTTTCCTTGACCTCTATATACGTGAGTTGGCTGCAAGCTATGCAATGAAGACAGATGCTTACGCTGCAAACATTGCTGCACAAAACTCAGCAGCTTCAACAGGTTCAACAATTTACAAGTCAATTGCAGATGGTATTGCTGATTCATTTGGCGTAATGCGTATGACACCTAACCGTTTGTTAGTTGCAACAGGTGGCGGAGTTAATGATATTGACTTCTCTGGTCTTCTTGGTGCTGTTGATACAACTGGTCGCCCAATTTTTGCGGCGGCTGCTCCTATGAACGCGAACGGACTTATTTCACAAGGTTCAACAGCTGGAACAGTAGCTGGACTTTCGCTTATCGTAGACCCAAATTACACAGGTAACGATGCTGGTGCTAAGTATGCACTTGTCTATCCTTCAAATGCAATGCGATTCCACGAATCCAGCCAAATTCAACTTCGCACAGCTGTAGTTGCAAATGGTCAATTGGATATTGGACTTTACGGTTATGTAGCTGTAGTTAACCGTTATCCAACTGCGTTCCGCTACCTTTCAGTAGCGTAACAGTTTAAAATAGTGTTGTAGGGGCTTTGTAGCCCTTAGCCCCTACAATTTTAATTAGAGAGGAAAAAAATTGGCTGCTACATATATTACCCAAAGCGAGTTGAGGGTTTTACTTGGAATTGGCTCTCTCTATGAAAATTCTGTTGTTGAAGAAGTTTGTCAAGCAGCTGAAAACATTATTAAGGGCCATCTATGGTTTAATAATTATTATGCTTCAGCACATAGCGCACAGAGCAATGTAGGAACTTTATATTTTGACACGCCACACGGATTATATGTTGGCCAAAGCGTAGTTGTTTCAAATGCCGGAAGTGCCTACAATGGCACAAAAACAATTACTGCTACTGATTTATATTCAATATCTTTTGTAGTATCTCGCGCTGACGTAGTGCGACATCCAATTCAACCCTACGCAACAGTAGCGGCAGACACTTATTTTACTTTTAGCACCGTTCCAGAAATTAGAGAAGCTAGCGCACTTATTGCAGTAGACATCTGGCAATCAAGACAACTTTCAAACTCAGGCGGCGTTTCCCCTGATGGTTTTACACCTTCTCCTTACCGTATGGGCAACACACTACTTGCTAGAGTTCGTGGTTTGATTGCGAATTACTTAAATCCGAATGGTTTAGTTGGATGACAGTCGCCGTCACGACTCTCCGTTCTACCATTGCAACGGCTTTAAGTAATCCAACGGTCTGGCAGGTATTTTCCTTTCCGCCTGCCTCACCGTTGGCCAATAGCGTAGTTGTTGAACCGGATGACCCATATATTACGCCAAGCAATAACCAACATATAACTATTGCACCATTGGCTAATTTTAGAATTAAACTTTATTTGCCACTTTTAGACAATCAAGGTTCACTTATGGACATTGAAGAATTTATTGTCGGAGTGTTTACTAAACTAGCTGCATCCACGCTAAACTATAACATTGGCTCTGTGTCTGGGGTATCAGTTGATACAACAGCTGGAGACCTTCTCACTACGGAAATACGTGTGAGTATTCTTACGAGTTGGAGTTAAAAAATGACCAATAATCTAACACCTGAGGATTTGGCTTTTCTGAAAAAGATTGGTCAAATTGAATCCACCCCTAAGGCATCAGCCAAGAAAGACGAGGAATAAATAATGGCAATTTTTCTAAACAACAAAGTTGGCTTCAAGATTGCAACTGTTGACCTATCTGACCACGTTACAGCGTTTACGCTCAACCGTCAGGCAGACCAACTTGAAGTAACAGCAATGGGTGATACGGCTCACAAATATGTAACTGGGCTTTCAGCTGACACAATCACAGTATCATTCTTGAACGATACAGCAGCAGGTTCAGTTCTTGCTACACTACAAACCAACTACTTAACAACCGTAGCCTTCTCAGCATTACAAGAAAAAGGCACAGCAGTATCAGCAACCAATAAATTGTATACTGGCACAATTCTTATTGACTCGATTCCAGATATTTCAGGCGCTGTCGCTGATGAAGCTGCGTTTGATATCACATTTACTTGCAACAGCAAGACTGATGCAGCAAGCACAGGCACATTCTAAACAACTAAAAGAAAAGGGCTAAAATGGCAAAGTTAAGAATAATAAGGGTGGATGGTAGCGATACTATCCACCAAATTACACCTTCAATAGAAGTAGCATTTGAAGCTTACGCGAAAATGGGTCTCCATAAAAGTTTTCGCGAACAGGAACTTCAGACTTCGGTCTATTGGTTAGCTTGGGAATGTATACGTAGGTCAGGGGAAACAGTAAAACCTTTCCCCGGAGACTTTGTTGATTCTCTTGTGCGTGTGGAAGTTCTTGATGATGACCCTTTGGACTGACTAGGGAATCCCTAACTTACCTCATTTGTAGAATGAGTTTGGAAACGGGAATCCCTGCACAATCTTTCGTTGAGATGGATGTGCGAATGTTTAAAACTTATTTAATGGCAATGCGGGATAGAGTGAAGGAGATGAATAATGGCAACCGAACTAAAAGGTTATAGTCAACTTCGGACCGCTCTACGTAAATTTGAACCTGATTTAGCTAAATCATTACAAGATGAAATGGCTAATTTATTAAAGCCTATTGTCAAAAAGGCACGTGGATACGTTCCATCAGATTTCACTCCATCTCATTGGACTGGGGCAACTAAAACCGGCAAGTGGCCTATTTACAATGCAACTCTTATGCGTAGAGGCATTGGTTACAAAACAACACCATCAAAGCCTAATAGACGTGGTTTTGCTTATGCAGCTTCTATTAACAATAAAACTGCATCCGGTGCTATTTTTGAAACCGCTGGTCGTAAAAACCCAAGCGGTATGCAGAAAGCTCCTAAAGGCACACCTAGAACTAACAAAAATTATAGTCATTCAAACAATCCACAAGCCGGCAATCAATTTATACAAGCCTTGGAAAATGCAAGCCCAATTGCACAAGGCAACTTACGCACAGGTTCAGGTAGGCGTGGCCGTTATATGAAAGGCCGTTTAGTTTTTAGGGCTTTTGCTGAAGATGAAGGAAAAGTTGAAACAGCAGTAATTAAAGCTGTTCAAAACGCAGCGTTTAAGTTTAAGGCGAGAGGTTAGTAATGGCTAAAGTTGATGTAGGAATCGGGATTGGTGCTGAATATAAAGGTAGAGCAGCCTTTGATAAAGCCGGTAAAGATGTTTTAGGTTTACGCTCTGGAGTCAAAACTCTTGCTAAAGCATATATTGGTCTAGCTGCTGTTCAAAAGGCTTTTCGTTATGGACAGCAATCAATTAAGGCTTTTGCTGAGGATGATTTAGCAGCCAAGAAACTATCACAAACCGTTGGTAACTTAGGTCTAGCCTATGAACAAACTAACGTAGCTAATTTTATAGCCGGGCTTGAGAAAACATTTCATATCGCAGATGACCAATTAAGACCTGCGTTTAGCAAGTTAATTTCGACAACTCAGTCATACACTAAATCTCAAGAATTGATGAGAATTGCTTTAGACACCTCAATTGGTTCAGGCGTATCTTTAGACACTACCGTCAATGATTTAACTCAAGCTTATGTGGGAAATACAAAGGGCTTAGCTAAATATAAATTAGGTTTAACTAAAGCTGAATTAGCAGCTAAATCTTTTGACGAGTTACAACAAATTATTGCAACTCGTTTTTCTGGTCAGGCATCTGCAGCGGTTGATACATACGCATTTAAATTAAACGCTTTAACTATTGCTTCAGGTAATGCCAAGGAAATTATTGGTAAAGGGTTAACTAATGCTTTTGAATCAGCATTTGGTGGCGGTGATATTAACAAAGCTACAACTAATATGGAAAAACTAGCCCAAGTTGTATCAGATATTATTGCAGGTCTTGGCACTATGACCGGGGCAGTTGTTAACTTCAAAATAAAATCAGAAGAATTAAATAGCAATGATTTCTTGGGTGCTACAAAGCGACCTAACCCTTTAACACCTTTTGACCCAATGGCTATGAAAGCCCCTGACTTAACTCCAGCTTATATGAAGCTTGTAAAGCAACGTAAGATAGACGATGCTGCAGCGGCTAAACGTCAAAAAGAATTAGCTGCTATGACTAAGGCAGCGGCTAAGGCAGAAAAAGAAAGATTAGCACTTGCTAGACTTAAAAAAATAGAGGATAAAGCATCCCTACTATTTAATATGGATTTGATTCAAAATACAGCTGCTCTTATGGGTAAAGTAAGCGACGATGAAAAACTTAGACTAAAGACTCAGCAAGCAATTTTATTAGGCAACAGCGAAGAAGCCGGTGCTTACGCTCAACAACTTTTATCTGCTCAAACTGCAGCTGCAAAATTAGCTAATATAAACCCTGTTGGTAGTTGGACTGATGCTTTTAAAACTGCTTTAGACGCTTTGAAACAACTGAGAACTGAACTTGGCTTATTGGGAATACCTACAGTCAAAGTTCCAGCAGCTACACCAAATTCACCGTCTATATATGATTCAGGTTTATTTCCATCAGTTCCATTATCAAACGGCGTTAACTATGACTCAAAATCTGCTGCATTAACTGCAACTGAAATCAGAATCTTCATGGACCCACTAGCAGCTGCAGCTGGAACACAGGCCGCTATTCTTGATAAATCTGCTAACGGTGGAAGCAATCAATACAATTCAATTCAAAGCTGGGCAGGCGGGTTTAACTAATGGCAATTCCTACATTAGTTGTAGTGGTAGATTTTTCTTCCGGTGCAACTTTTGGCTACCCTTTTATTATTGGGCAAGGAATTTTTGGCACTAACACACTTTCAGACCCGGGCGCGTTAACCGTAGATGTATCTGACCAAGTTAGCAAGGTAAGCATTAGACGTGGTTATAACCTACTACAAGAGCAATTTCAAGCTGGTCTAGCAACAGTAAGAATCCTTGACCAAAATGGAAACTGGAATCCAACTAATCCAGCATCACCATATTTTGGAAAGCTAGTTCCATTACGTAAGATTCGTATATCTGCTGACGGTAAGAATTTATATTCTGGGTATACCACTACTTACCAATATACTTGGGATAGAGAACAAAATATAGGTTACGTGGATATTGAGTTATCAGATGCTTTTCGTCTGCTCAATATGTCAAACATAACTACAGTAACTGGGGCTACAGCTGGAGAAACAACTGGCAGTCGAGTTACTGACGTTTTGGACACCATAGGCTTCCCAACTTCTATGCGTAACATCCAAGCCGGTTCAACAACTGTGCAGGCTGACCCGGGAACTTCTCGGACTGCTCTGCAAGCAATTCAAAATATGGAATTTAGCGAGCAAGGAGCTTTCTATATCTTGCCTTCAGGTAACGCTCAATTCTTAAGCCGAGCTACTATTCAAAGCAAATCCGGACAAAATGCTACTTACTTTTCCAACAACGGAGATGGCATAACTTACCGTTCAATTGCTACTGCCCTTGACGATAAGCTCATTATTAACACAACTAGCATTACACGTGCAGGCGGCACAGCTCAGACCGCAAGCAACACGGCCAGCCAAATTAAGTATTTCCCACACTCATATACAGCAACAGATTTGTTAGTGCAGACTGACGCTCAAGCTCTTGACATTGCTCGCGCTTATACCGCGACCCGCGCTGAAACCACGCTAAGAGTTGATTCACTCACATTAGACCTCAGCACAGCTGATTACGCGGCAGGCACAACAGCAGCTTTAACACTTGATTTTTTTGACACCATTAGGGTTAAAAACGTAGGGCAAGACGGCACAGTTATTGACAAGACCTTGCAATGTATGGGAGTTAGCCACGAAATCACTCCCGGAACTTGGAATACAACCTTTGTAACATCTGAGCCAATCATTGACAGTTTCATCATAGGCAGTTCTATATACGGTATAATCGGCACGTCAGTAATGACATATTAAGGGGAAATAAAAATGGTTCTTGGACTACCTTCTAGCACCGGAGACGTTCTGAGTTCGGCAATGTATAATTCGCTTACGGCGTTTACTTGCAACACAGATGCAACTGCTGATTACACCGCAGTAATAGCTGACGCTTATCAAGTTTTAGTGCCAATGAATAAGGCAACTGCCGTAGCGTTTAAGATACCAACAAATGCCTCAGTAGCCTTCCCAGTAGGCACAGTCATTACAGTATTAAACAAAGGTGCTGGGCTGGTCACAATCAGCGCGGTAACTTCAGGCACAACCACAGTTCTCTCAGCCGGAGCAGTAGCGGCATCCCCTACCCTTGCGCAATACAAATCCGCTGCTTGCATTAAAACTGCCGCAGATGTTTGGTATGTAGTCGGTGCAATCGCATAATGATAGGCAACGCAGTAGCAGGAATTTTTGGCACAACTATACCTGCACCTTCATTAGTTGATTATCTTGTTGTTGCAGGTGGTGGCGGTGGTGGTCAATGCGGTGGTGCAGGTGCAGGTGGTTATCGCACAGGTTCATCATTTTCTTTACCTTCATCTTTCACCGTAACTGTTGGCGCAGGTGGCGCAGCAAACAATTCAGGTAACGTAACAAACGGTTCAAACTCAGTTTTTAGTTCAATCACTTCTTCCGGCGGCGGCGGTGGTGGTGGTTACAACGTTGGAACTGGCGGTAATGGTGGTTCAGGCGGCGGTGGTGCGGTAGATACTAACTCTGCCGGAACAGGAAATTCAGGTAGTTATTCTCCAGTTGAAGGTTATAACGGCGGCCCTTCCAATTCCGGCGGTGGTGGCGGCGGTGGTGCATCAGCCGTAGGTTTAGTAGGAACAAAACCAACACCAGGGCAAGGTTTAGGTGGTAACGGCGGTAATGGAAGTTCATCTTCAATAAGTGGTGCGTCAGTAACTTATGCTGGCGGTGGTGGTGGTGGTGGTCGTGGTGATGGTGGACAAAATTACAACGGTGGAACAGGTGGTGCAGGTGGCGGTGGTGCAGGTGGTAATTCAACTAATTCACCGACCCCAGTAGCAGGAACTACAAACACAGGCGGTGGTGGCGGTGGTGGTGGTATTGGTGTATCTCCACAATTTAAAAATGCTGCAAACGGTGGTAGCGGTGTTGTCATTATTGCTTACCCATCAACATTTAAAGATTTGACATCAATCGGTGGTGGTTTAACTTATGCTAAAACTACTTCAGGCGGTAACACAATTTATACATTCACAGATGGAACAGGAACGGTAACAGTCTGATGGCACATTACGCGTTCCTAGATGAAAACAATATAGTTACAGAAGTAATTGCTGGCAAGGATGAAACCGAACTAATTGACGGTTTAGATACAGAAACTTGGTATGCAAACTACCGAGGACAAACCTGCAAGCGCACTTCATATAATGGCAAGATTCGCAAGAATTATGCTGGTATTGGATATACCTATGATGAAACCAGAGATGCCTTTATCGCCCCTGAACCAAACAATCAAATTGGTTTTGATGAGGAAACTTGTCAATGGATACTTCCAGAAATACCTTATGAAACCGCGCCTTAGTAAAAGCGTTATTCAACTACGTGAGCAAATAGATGACACCTATCCGAACCGCGACCGTAGAACTGACGGCACTATCGGAGACTCTAAACACGACAGTAAATCAGACCATACGCCTGATGATTTGGGTTGGGTTCGTGCCCTTGACATTGACGCAGACCTCACAGACCACAAATCTGAAAGTATCTACTTGGCAAATCAGATTCGTGCATATGCGAAGTCTGACCCTGCTAAACGAATTTCTTATGTCATACACAATAAGAAAATTGCAAGCCGAATCCTTAATTGGAAGTGGCGTAAATACACAGGAATCAACCCACACACAAGCCATATCCACGTCTCCTTCAATAAAGGCAAGGCTGACAATGATGGTTCTTTTTTTGAAATACCTATGCTAGGGAGTAAACAATGAAACATCCTCTGTTCCTTATGTCCGGTGCGTTCTTAGCAGCTTGGGCTGCAAGTAACTTCCAACTTGATTACCGCGCAGTCTTGTGGGCAATCCTTGCTGGCGTATTTGGTTACGCAACTCCTAAAAAGTAATGCAAGCGCAAGACTGGGCTGCCCTCAGCGTCAGCCTAGTAACTATTGTTGCGGCCTTTGTAACATCAGTGCGTTGGCTTGTTAAGCATTACCTAAGCGAACTCAAAACAAACGGCGGGTCATCTTTACGCGATAAGGTTGATAGATTAGAAGTGCGTGTTGATACCATCATAGAAATGTTAGATAGGTAACACTTATCCTATGGCGCGTAGAAAAGTTATTGACGTAACTGATTACTCAGCTCTTGACCAATACTGCATAGGTCTAAACGAGTATTACAAGTCATTGCGTAGAGCTGGATTTACAGTAGACCACGCACTTTATTTAATAACTGCACCACAAACCTATCCCGCGACAATACTTCCAACGCCTAATTGGTTGCCAGAGCAACCGGGCTACTATGAGGATGACGAGGACTAAACTTGAAGAAAATCTGCATTGTGCCAGATTTGCAAGTGCCCTATTTCGATGTCAGAGCTACAAAGACCCTAGCTGAGTTCATTGCTAAGCAACGGTTTGACCAAGTGATAACAGTAGGTGACGAGATTGACCTGCCTCAGATTAGCCGTTGGACTGAGGGAACACCGGGCTGGTATGAACAGACCCTTGCAGCTGATAGAGATATGGCAGTAGATGTTCTCTACGATTTACAGGTAACAGATATGATTCGTAGTAACCACACAGACCGTTTATACAACGTCATAATGAAGAAGATTCCGGCTTTCCTATCCTTGCCTGAACTTAAGTTTGAAAAGTTCATGAAGATGGATGAGCTCGGCATTAAGTTTCACAAAGACCCATTAGAAATTGCTAAAGACTGGATAGTAATTCACGGTGACACAGGTAGCGTAAAGCCTACACCGGGTCTTAGCGCCCTTGAGAACGCCCGTAGAGCTGGTAAAAACGTTATCCAAGGACACACTCACCGGGCTGGAGTATCTGCCTTCTCAGAGGGCTCTGGGGGCGTTTTAGGGCGTGTTTTGAAGGGCTATGAAATAGGACATCTTATGGACTACAAGAAGGTTTCTTACACAGCTAACCCTAACTGGCAACAGGCTTTTCTAGTTGTATACGTAGATAAGAATAAAGTGAGCCCGGTGCTGACCTACTTTGAGAAGGATGGCAGCTTCATATTTGAGGGCAAAATTTATGGATGAGGCCTGTTGTGGGGAAGAATGGCTTGGATATGAAGAAGATTTCGTTATCAAATCGTTATCAAAATATGCCACTATGAGGTTGATTTAGCCTCAAATAAGTGCGACCCTTTAGGTGTTAGCGAAGCACAGTAGCTAACACGAAGGGCTAAAAATGGACCAGACAGCACTTATTAGAAATGATTATTATTGCGGGTTTTGTTGCTTGCCAATGGGCGAAACTCATTGTTTTGGTTGTGGCCGTTACGATGGTGCAATGACAACCACAGAATACAAAAACTTCCTAAAAGTAACGGGCCAAGAATGATAGACCTAACTTACTTTGAAGCTGTAGGACTTTTATGTTCAACCCCATTAGTTGTATATGTGGCATATTGGAAGGGCTGGAATAGAGGCAAGCGTGAAGGTTATCACGCAGGCCGAGCAATTGCCCGAGCAGCGGTTCGCAATGATAGCTAATGAACTCCTTACTGAGTCAACCAAATTGCTCTATGACAGAGGTCTGCAGTATGGAGACCCAACTGCTAATCACTTACGAATTGCACAATTGTGGAGTGCTTATCTCAATCGTTCAATCGAGCCTCACGAAGTCGCAATTTGTATGGCGCTCGTCAAAATCTCGCGTATTTCTGAGCAAGCAACGCATCGTGATTCATACGCAGACGCTATCGCATACATGGCAATCAGCGGACATATCAGCCTTACCGACTTCGACAACGACCTTGATGCTTTCTAAAGCTAAACCCGGGGTTAGATGCGACTACTGCCACGGCAGATGGGGCATACACAATGAAAAAGGAACAACACAAGCGGTTTGGACAGTTCACAGCGAGCTACCTAAGTCTCACGGGCGCAAGCGTTCATATTGTAATGATTGTGCAATTGACGTATCTAAATGGGCTGACGGCTCATACTTCTCGTTAGACCAACAAATCGAATATGCAAAAACAAACGGCAACACGACACAAGGAGTATTAAATGGCTTTTAACTTAAATGATTATGAAACAGTCGAAGAAAGAATAATTAAGTTTTGGAAGGATTATCCAGATGGAAGAATTGAAACTGAATTACTTGAAGCGGGCACGAATCGTTTTGTTGTTGAAGCTCGCATATTTAGGACTGAGGTTGACACAAAGCCTTATGCGACCGATATGGCGGCAGAGTCATTCAAGCCCGATACTTCGCTCGCTGAATTTGCGCTTGAACGCTGTTCTACTAGCGCAATTGGCCGGGCTCTTGCAACTGGCGGATTCGCAACTAAGAAGCGCGCTTCCAGAGAAGAAATGGCAAAAGTTAATAGAGTATCAAATGAAGAAAGAAGTGCTGTAATAGCAAATGCTCCATTAGCGGTTAACAATACTTGGGATGAGTTTGTAAGTGCAGAGCCTGTGCAACCTGTAGTTAGTCTAGGTGATGCAGCTGAGTTAGTTCAGCAAGCTTTTGAAGAAGCTGAGCCAATTCCTACTTGCTCACACGGACAGAGAACTACAAAATCCGGTATAACTAACGGCAGAGCTTGGCGTGGCGCTTATTGTGCAGATTCACGACTACCGAAAACTGAACAATGTCAAGCGATTTGGTATGTCCTATCTAAAACAACAGGAAAGTTTCGATTACCGGAAGGAGTTGAATGATGGGTTATGTTGAAATAACAAGACCAGATGGCACAGTCGAATTCTACGGCGATGTGCCAATGCTAGTCTGCCAGATGTGTAACTGGATTCCTGACCAAGATGATGGCGTCTGGACAGTTAGTGTATCACCGCTGCAATGGCAATGCGAGAAATGCCATACCGTCAATGGCTAATCACCGCAAAAACAGGGGCTACAAAACACAAGCTGTTGTAGCTTCGTGGTTGAAGCAATGGTATCCCTATGCTGAATCTACTGGAGCAGGTAGGCAAGGCGAAGATATTACTGGGATACCATTCTCAATCGAAGTTAAAGCTCGTTCAGACTTTTCACCATTAGCTTGGATTAAACAGGCTGAAATTAATAAATGTGGTAAAATAGCATTTGTAGTTAGCCGCTGTAATGGACAGGGCGAGAACGCAGGGGAGTATTTAGCCTTTATGCGACTTGGCGATTTAATGAACATTTTACAAACTTATGCAGCTACTGATGAACCCAAAAGATGCACACAATGCGGCTCGTGGATTAACACGATGTGCCGGACTTGCCAGATAGGTGGGATAAATGCCTAAATTTGATTACGGCTGTGATACTTGCAATGTTATATACGAGACCACCGACAATCCAGAAAGCATCAGATGCTCTTGCGGTGGCACAATGACACGTATTTGGACTGCACCCGCAGTTGTATTTCGTGGGAAAGGCTTTTACAAGACAGATAACCGATAGCTAAATCGTCTCACTATATGAGATGACACGCCGAAGGAGAACGCTCAAATGTTCAATCAACTTGACAGAGGCTTTACACTTAACTTGCGAAAGTGCTTCAGGCACTTAGCGCAAGCCGCACCGCGGATAGCTTGCGCGGTAGTAAGTGTTATGGGGATACTATTCATTAGCGCGGCTAATGCGGTTGCACCAATACATGATGGTATTCAAATACAACAAACCCCTAAACAATATGCAAAAGCCAATCTTCCATATACTCAATACAAATGCGCTTTAGAGCTATACACTAAAGAGAGCAATTGGAGAAGTAAGGCTAAGAATGGTAGCCATTACGGTATACCTCAAGGTAAGTCTATATATCTTAAGACTGCTACCCCTATAGAGCAGGTCAAGTGGGGCATTAAGTATGCAGACAATAGGTATAATGGTATGTGTAATGCACTCAAACATTTCAAGAGCAAGGGCTGGCATTAATGGGTAGTAAGCATTTAGGTAGTAGCAAATGGAAGACTCAAAGGCTCATAGTATTGAGGCGCGATAGCTATATATGTGCCTACTGTGGCGAGCCTGCAAATGAGGTGGACCATATACAACCACGCGTAATAGGAGGCACAGATGACCTCGACAATCTAGTAGCTGCATGTCGTAGATGCAACGCAATGAAAGGCAAGCGTAGTGAGGCCCTTTTTTTAGGGCAATCTTCTACCCCCCCTGTCTTTTGGGAAGCTCT